TACCAATATCAAAAGATATTAGTACTGTAACAGCACCTAGTAGTGCTGATGCAGATCTTATCGCTGACATTCTTACCTTTATTCCTCAGTGGGTCATCCGTCTACAACGGCATTCCCTTCGGGAACTTAGGTATCACTTCACAGTAAAGAACGGCCCAAATGGGCACGCTTTACATAAAAGTGACTCTGATATATCGGCTGTAATAAGTGATCCTAAAATATTTGAAGCAATTCAAATAGTTCAGGAAAAGCTAAATGATGCATCACCAATGTCTTATAAGAAACTTCCTACTAGGGAAGGTTCAATACATTCCAAACTTACTCAGTTTCCTGAGAAAGCTGGAAAGACTAGGACTATAGCGATTGTAGATTACTACAGTCAGCGATGTTTGAATCCTCTTCATACAATGTTGATGAAGATTCTTTCAACGCTCGTCTCTGATGGTACATATTCACACCAAAATGTAGGAAGATATGCACAACAAAAGACAAAAGAGAAATCTTTTATCTATTGTGCAGATCTAACTGCATTTACAGATCGATTTCCTGCAATTATACAAAGAGAATTACTCTTTAATTTAATTGAGGATAAAGATTTGTCACAAGCACTATGGACGCTTCTTGCGGAGCGATCATTTGTGGTTGCGTGGAGTGGTGAAATAGTGACTTACCAGTGTGGGCAACCTATGGGAGCCTACGCTAGCTGGCCACTATGTGCACTAGCACACCATCTAGTAGTCGAATATTCAGCGTATAAACTGAATATTAAACAATCCAAACACCTTTATAGGATGATTGGAGATGATGTCATAATTACAGATAGGTTACTAGCACAGAAGTACGAGGAAGTTATCAAACTCTTAGGAGTTGATATCAACCTTGGTAAAACTGTGACTTCTTCTGAAAACCAGAATTATTCTGGTGCGGAAGTTGCCAAACAACTTTACCTTAACGGAAAGTGCTTAACACCTCTTACACCAGGTTTCATTCGGAATCTTTGGAAACCATACATGTTAAATACATGTATAGGAGTACTTAGAGATCGATATGAATTCTATCGTACCGAAACCCCTTCCACGCTTATAGAATTACTGCATCCCAACAGGAAGCAGAACTACAAGTGTTGGTTGCTTTGTTCAAATCCAATTAACGGTATTATCAAGCCCGGAGAACCGGGGTATGATAACAAATCGCCTTGGATTTCCAAGGATTTGGAGCAGAAAAGAACCGAACATTATATAATGCTCGTGGACTTACTGCTGGACAAAGCCCAGAAATTTCTTGATCAAGAATTTGATCAATTAATGTCTGGGGGTAGTCCGTGGAAAGACTCAACTCAGCCTCAACCACGCTGTTTACGTTTTATCCGTAAGGATATTAGTAACCAGCTAACTAAAGCAATGGATCGACTCGGCGATATCTCTATCGGCGTGCCTCCGGAAACTTTAGTTGGTGAGTTCGACTTTATCCCAGATCCAGATGTCCCATTTATGGAACGGAAGGAAGTAAGACAAAGAAGAATGTCATCTGTTATAGAATCCTTGTTTGATTACGAGGATAATAGAACATTTGTGCAGCTCGACTGGTAAGACACAACCTACCAGAGGGACTTTACTGATGAAAGCGAGCTGGTAAGCGCCTTCGGGCG